CTCCTCTTCGAGATACCGATAGTGTGTGAGAGGAAGTTCCTGTTCGCAGACCTGTTCCCTGAGGACTACCCCTATTTCGTCGATGCCCCGGGAGATTATCTCAAGCTCACTCTCCGGGCCTTGAAGGATAGGCGAGAGGTCGCGGCGTGGGGGAAGAGACTCAGGGAGATCGCCCTCAAGAGATGCGACGTCTCTGTCTTCTCGGAGAGATTCCGACAGGTCTCGAAGGAACTCTTCGAGTCTGAGATCGGGAGGACCAACCTCGAAGAAGACCGCACGGACAATCTCCTCAAGGTCGCCCGGGAGTTCGCAGGAGGGCCGTTCGAGATGAAGGAGTATGCAGGGATTGCTCGGAGAGAGGTTCTCGGGTACGACCCTCTAGGGTCAGGCCCGAGGTCGGACTCGTGGAGATTCAGAGTCACGATGCTGAGGAACGGATATCGAGATATGTACGATTCGCCGATTGTGAGATACAAGAAGGATAAGGAGGAAACGGATGCTAAACGGACAGAGAGTTCTTGAAACATTGGCCGCACTCGAACACGAACAATGGATGTCATGGGCGAAGGCAATCGCCCCCTCTCTCGATATTGAGGAGGCAGATGCCATAATGCCGAGATGGAATCGACTCTGGGTTCCGTATGACAAACTACCAGAAGAAGAAAAGGAGAAGGACAGAACATGGGCAAGAAGAGTCCTTCAGATTCTCAACAGGGAGATGGGTCGATGACCAAGATCGAGTGGGCCGACTTCACCAGAAATCCTGTCGTCGGATGTTGGGGTCCGGGAGGGTCGCCTGACAATGCGAAATGGTGTGACTATTGCTTCGCTCGGTCATGGGCAGAGAGACGGATGATCGAGAAGTACTCCGAGGGATTCATCCCGAGGTTCTTCCCCGAACTTCTTGCCGATGGACAGTACAAGGTCTCGGAATCGTACAGGAGCAAGAACCCGAATCTGAGTCTAGGTCAAGCCGTGTTCTTCATGGTCGATATGGGAGACCTCTTCGGGGATTGGGTAGATGCCTCGGTGATTGAGAAGGTCATCGATGTCCCGAGGAGATTCCCTCAGCACAAGTTCCTCTTCCTGACGAAGAATCCGTCGAGGTACAAGGAGTTCAAGTTTTCAGTCAATTCGTGGCTCGGGACGACCATCACAGGATGGAATACCGATGAGACGTGGAAGAGACTTCATGCTCTGGTCGAGGAGTCGCCCCCGACAGAAATGAAGTTCGTCTCCTTCGAGCCTCTTCTCGGGAATGTGGCATCTCATCTATTCGTGCCGAGCATCGATAGTTACTTCGGCGATCTCGATTGGGTTATCATTGGGAAGATGACCGGACTGGCCGCGAAAACGCAAAAGTACAAGTATGTACTAAGTCAATTCGATAGATATGCGAGGAACCTTGCCGAGGAAGCAAGGAAGAGATCGATACCTGTCCTGATGAAGGATAATTCGGGATGGCCGGACCCGCCTCGGGAATGGCCGAAGACATAGGAGAGGAGAAGAATGGGAGAGGCCAAACAGGAAGACCTATATGGAAAGGAAGTGAACCAGATCGAGGAAAGCACGGAGGATACGCCTCCGAAGGATGTCCTGAAATCGTTGGGGTTCGTCCTCAAGATCAGGGAGGACAAATGGAATGCAGTCTTCAAACTGAAGCCGCCGGAACTGAAGTCCATGGTCCAGCACAGAGTTCGCCTAGATAAGGACGAATTCACGGGGAATGATGGGGCATATGACAAGGCCTGTCGCTCGATCATCAAACGCATTAAGGAAAAGGCCACGAAAGGCGTGAAGCCTCTCGATGCAGTCGAGGAGAAGAAGCCGACAGTGAAGGAGACCCCGCCCGCGAAACTCAAGCCCAAGAAGAAGAAGGAGATCAAGGAATCCTACGCCAAGAAGGAGTGAACATGGGGGAGAAGAAGAGGAGGGAGGAAAACGAATCTATTCAGGAAGAAAAGGCAAGTCGTCATTGAAGGAGCGACTTTCTGGTCGGATGGGAAGATTATTGCCGAAGGCCTCGACGAGATCATCATCCGGAACTCCAGATTTAAGAAGGGGGCGAGAATCGAAGGAGGGAAAGCACAGATTGAACTCGCGCACGATGTTCTCGACTTTGCGAATCTCCATCAGATACTGATGGGACAGGAACCCACCGAAATCAAACCATTGCCCGGAACGACATCCTATCGTGAAGTCGCATCTGAGAAGAACGAAGAAGGGAATTGATCGTCAGTTTGCGGAAGAAGGATGGGGAGTCAGATGTTGGAAGACAAGGATATTGAGAAACGGATGATGGATGCTCTGGGGATAGGAGGGAGACAATCGATAGATGATCTCGCCAGGTCAACCGGGATAGATAAGGAACGGATTGTTAGGGCACTCCTGGCGTTGGAGGCTCAGGAATCCATTCACCACATCACTCTTGAAGGAACATCTCGATTCTATGCAACAGCCGCGAATCTTAAGGACGGACCAGTAATGGTCGAGCGTAGGAAGGTACGTATGTATCACAGTCCACCTAAGCAGCCGTGCCCGAAATGTGGTAGGATGTGCGGTCCGACTGGAATGTCGAGGCACATCAAAGCATGTAAGGGGTCCGTTTTGGGGAAACCGACACCGATAAAGGAAGTCAAACCTCCTTTAGTTCTCGAAGGTCCAGCGATCACGACAACGGGAAACATGGAGACATCGTGGAATGTCGGTCACGGAATCGGCGAAGTCGTTCCATCGGGAGAGAAGGAAGTGGAGGATAAGATAGCCGAGACAATGGAAGAACTCGGGAAGGTCAGTCAGTATAACCATGTGAGATGCCCCCGCTGCGGGACGAAGTGGAAACTCATCCTGACTCTGACCTACAAGAGTCCCACAGCTCTCCTCGTCGAATGTCCGTTCTGCCGGACATAGAGAAAACAGGAGGGATTGAGGGGGGATGCCGCCAAAGAGGAAGCCCGTCAGGGTTATCCCCAAACTCGCCCCTCAAAAGGAGAGGCCCTGGGTGACGGTTGAGGAGAGGCAGGGTCAAGTAGAGAGACTGAGACTTCTAGGACATCAGAGAACGGACATAGGGAGGTTCCTAGAGGTCTCCCCAAAGACCGTTGATGCCGATTGGACTGTTATTAGGAAGAGAAGAGTCGCGGCGTGGAGATCGAAGTCGGGGGATGAGGTTCTCGCCGAGATTCAAGGAATGGTAGAGGAGAACCGGAGGGAGTGGGCCGAACTCAAGGCACAGGCCACGACCATACAGGAGAAGATGGGCTGCCTCTTCGGATTCCTGAAAGCTGTTGATAGACTGTTGAGGCTCTACCAGATCGGGGGAAAGGTCATGGCTGAAACCGTGAGAGTCGAGGTCTCGGAGGTTTACCGGGCCTCGATCATGGAGGCAATCAGGGATGTCCCAGAAGAAGTCCAAGAGAAGTTCCTCGACGGTCTCGAACGATACGCCCTTGCTGAAGGCAGTAAGGGAGGTTCGGATTTCACTCGTTGAGAACAAGAAGATCACTGGGGACTTCATCAAGTTCCGTCTCAAGTACAGGAACAGGCAGACCCCGCCTCACCAGAAGGAAATGATCGAGCATATCGAGGGTCATAAGTTCTCTCTGATTCTGGAACCGAGGACTCATGGGAAGAGCGAGACCGCGACAATCGATTATCCCATGTGGAGAGTGGCCGCGAATCGGAACATTAGGATTCTGATCGTGAGCCAGTCGGATTCACTGGCAAAGGACTTCTTGAGGCCCATCAAGTTCGAGATGCTCAACAACCCCGACATGGCTCAGGACTTCGGTCTAGGTCCATTCGAGAAGGAGTCAGAGCATGAGATAATCGTTAAGAGGACATTGAACCTCAAGGACTCCACCATCACATCGGTAGGATGGGGAGGAGGAGTCACGGGCAGGAAGGTCGATCTCATCGTTGCTGACGACCTATTCGATTCAGAGGATGCCATGTCAGAGGTCTTCAGGGAATCGATGAGAAGGTGGTTCCTGAAGGAGCTGGTGAACTGTCTCGACGAACATGGGGAGAAGAAACTCGTCGTGATCGGGACGACCAAACACTACGACGACCTCTATGCTACCTTGTCGAAGTCGGGGGATTTCGCAGTTCTGAAGAGACAGGCGATTCTCGATGAGGAGAAGAAGATCACTTTATGGCCAGAGAAGTTCCCCTTCGAGGCAGTAGATCGGCTGAGAAGGATGCTCGGCCCCATCTACTTCTCGGCTGAGTACATGAACGACCCGACGCCATTGGAAGGAGAACTTCTCAAGGGGGAGTGGCTTCATTACTGGGATGCAGATGACCCGACTTTACCGCACCCGCCTGAGGGTTCGGGGATGGAGGTCATGATGGGAGTGGACCCCGCTATCTCGAAGTCCGCGACGGCAGACAACTCGTCGATATGTGTGGTCGGGAGAGATCGAGAACGAGGTCTCATGTTTGTCCTCAAATCGTGGGCAGGGAAGGTGGATTTCCCCGAACTTTTGAATCTGGTCGGCCAAGAAGTCAATGTCTGGAAGCCGACAAAGGTCTTCATCGAGGAGAACGCTTACCAAGCTTCTCTGATTCAGATTGCTAAGAGAATCTCATCGATGCCTGTCGTGGGAATCAGGAACTCGAAGGATAAGGTGTCGAGGATGATTACTCTCTCGCCCCACTTCCAGAATGGCAGGATTCTGATTCACAAGAGCATGAGACAGCTCATCCAAGAGTATCTTCAGTTCCCGAAGGGAGCGCACGATGACAGTCTCGATGCTCTCGATCTCGCCGTCAGAGAATGGCTAGAGAGAGGAGGACTATCGTATGGAGTCACATCATTCGATTTTGGAAGTCTCATGAGATAGGAGGTACAAGGAATGACAAGGGTATTAGGAATCGGGGACATCCATGATGGGTCTTACTCAGGGGTCATGCCCGAGATCGGGATTGTCAAGGATGCCCAATCGGGGGATGAGATCGAAGTCAAGCCGAGTCGGACACAGAGGAAGATCATCGACGAATGGTTCAAGATGAGGGATACTCTCGGGAAGATCGATTTAGTCATAGTCAACGGAGAAACGTGCGACGGCCCCGCGAGGAAGTCTGAAGGCCTCAATCAGTGGACTACCGACAAGAGGTCTCAAGCCTTGAACACCGTCGAACTGTTGAAGACTCTCAGATGCAACCACTTCCACTTCACATGGGGAAGCAAGTATCATGTCGAGGAGAACATGAATCTCGATCAGTATGTCGCAGATCAGATGACGAACCCGAAACTGGGGAGACCCGTCGATGCAGAGTACGCCCCGAGGTTCATCCAGCACGATACGAAGAGCGGCCTGAGGATTCATGTCCAGCACTACCTTCAGCCGAGCAAGGCGACCTGGCAGTATCTGACAACGCCTCTCGCCCGAGACATGGTTCTCCTAAAGTTGAATGACAGCAGGAAGAAGTATGGAGAGATCGACATAGTGATTCGGTCTCATGTTCACTTCTACACCGATGTCGGGTACAGCGCGAGTCGAGGAATCATCCTTCCATGTTGGCAGGGTCCGACGCCCTACGATGTCATGAAGGGAATCATCACGCCACCGGAGATCGGATACGTGACTATCGACACGAATGATGATGGGACATTCGAGTTCCATCATTCGGCGAGACCCGTCGTCTCTAGTATTAAGGTCTTCGAGGACTGAGAAATATGAAGAGGAAGCCAATCGTCGCAGAGGTCGAGGAGATATTCATCCCGGAACTTGAGAACGCAGAAATGTCGGTTAAACGATGGACCGAAAAGGACAAGAAGATCGTCGAGAGGTATGCAGTCGAGAAGGGTATCAAGCACAGGATTGTTGCCAAACATCTCGGGAGAAGCCTCAACAGTGTCCGGCAGATGGCTATGGAAATCAGACTGAAGAGGGCACGGGATGGGAAAGGGGGAGATTCTGATAATCGAACTTAAAGGAATTCGCAAAAACTGCACATTCAGAACCTTCTCCCAACGACAACGGAGGCCGACAAAATGACAATGCCTTGCTGGAGAGACAAGATGCCCGATGGGACTCCCATCAAGTGCGGGAACTTCAAGTCATGGGAGGATTTCCTGAAGTGGGAGGGAGAAAAGTTCTGTCATTCTCGCTGTCCGCCAGGTTACAGAGGGAAGGAATCATCGAGTGGAAAATACCTCCGCGCAAAGTCGCATCCTTGGATGGAACAGTTCGCCCCGATGTACCGTAGGAAGGTCAGAGGAAGGAAGGTGGCTTGATGACGGAAGTCGTCAAGTGGAAACGTCGAGATGATCTGATCGAAGATTTGGTCAGGATGGCCAAGATTCCCGATGAGAACCTCGGGAATATTAAGAAGTTGAATGCCAAGAATCTGAATCGTCTCTGCAATGCAATCTCGAAAGCGAGAGGAACCGAGTGGAAGCCGTATCAACTGGCCGAAAAGTGACGATGAAATAGGACATGATAAAAATCGATTCGTTCACAGATGACGGCCAGTTGAACTGAAAAAAGTCAGAAACGGTTTATCGTCTCAGTCGCCAATATCCTATCTGGACAGGAGGAACTGACCGACCAACAACTCCTGTCTAGGATGTGAGGAAGTGAGTCGAGAGGAAGAACGTGCGAAGGCGAAGCTCAGTCACTGCCTTTGGCACCCGACAGGAAATGCGAACGCCCCGGCAGACCCGAAGAAGAGATGCCCCATCTGCACCGCGGTCAAGATCAAGTGCGACCCGGTGAAGAAGTGCGTGATCGAGGAGTGGGTCGAACAAGTTCCGAATGAGCCGGGAGAATCTGGGAAGACCTATCAGATGATGGGTCTCATCCATCATCCGAAATCGGAGGACTTCGATGACTGGGAACGAAAGTGCCAAGAGTATTGGGCAAGACCCTGAGTCGAGATCGGGGACCAAACTGTGGGTCGCTGTTTTTGAGGCCTACGTGATTGCCGAGTCTCGGGAAGAGGCATGGAAGAAGACGAGAGCATTCGAGGCGAAGCATCCTCTTCTCATGATACAGAGAGTGAGTCTGGTCGAGGAGATTGCGGGAGGTCTCAAGCCGGAGCACTTCGATGGCATCTGAAGTATGCCCGAAGTGCGGGAAGACGGCAGAGACGATTCATTGGTACGCGAGAGACAAGGATGGGAAGAAGACCGGAATCGCCTTTCACAAGACTCGCATGGTGAAGATCGCCGGGATCGCCTTCAGGGATGTCCAAGAATCCTGTTATCTTGAACAGGACTGAAACCTTTTCCCTCTATTTTTCTGATTGGTCAGCCGAGGGTCTAAGTAATCGAGGAAACAATGACATAGTCGCTGATGGGGTCGAACAAATCAATCTCTCGAAGAACCTCGCATGAGGCAGAGGTTCAATCCTCTCCTCTCGAACTTTTCCTCCCTCGACTCCCATCGGCGCAGTTCTTAAGTAATGAGGAGGCGATATTCTAACAATCTCGGGCAGTGTAACATTCCTAGAAGAATCCCGAGGAGTCGGGACAATTCCGGGGAAATGAAGGAATCTCGAACTTCCCCGGACTGTCAGGACAATTCGATGGAAATCGAAGGAAATCTCAACATTTCCAACATCCCCGACATTCCAATCTCTTCGATGGGGAGATCAGGATTCCAACCGGGGTAAGTCGCCGCTGACGAAGGAGTGGTGAGCACTGCCAACTCAGTGTGGCAGGATGAAGCGGCGCACCCTTCATAACTGCGGCGTAGGCTATCGGTCAAACTGCGGGGTTCATGCCCCCGTGTAGTTGGTTCGACTCCAACCGCCGCAACCTTCTCCGACGAATTGAACGAGCACTTAAGTACAACAGAGCCGCATATCGGTCAACTGATGGGATTAGTCGATAGATTGCGGGGAGCTTTTGTCGGATTGTCGAAGGCCGCACCGAAGGCCGAAGCCCCTCAAGGGAGGGCGAGACCAGAGACACCGATGGCCGTCGCCGCTATCGAGAAGGATGGATTCCTCGTGCCTCTGAGGAATCCGAAGGAACTCGTCTCACTGGTCATGAATGAGTGGATGGTCGGCACGGCCACTGACAAGATCGTTCTCGAAGATACTAGGGAAGGATATGACTTCGTCCTCAAGGAACCCGAGATGGAAGTCAACAGACAGGTTCTGGAAAGGGAACTCGATGGAATCAAGGCCCTCTTCGAGAAGCCGAATGAAGGGAAGGATGGCACAGTCGCATACTCGATCAAGGCGATTCTCGAAGGGATTGCGTGGTACAAGACAGCCACCGCCGATTGGTTCCTTGAGATGATTCCCGACCCGTTGGGAAGACCGACGGCATTGTGGCCTCTCCCGTCTGAATACATGAGGGAGAAGGCCGATAGTACACCAGCGCAGTTTTTCTGTAAGGAGTGCATCAAGCCGGGAGGCCCCGACATTCACTACCCCGACTCGATCAAGTCATGCCCCAAGTGTGGGGAACCTCTAGTCGAGACTCGATGGATTCAAGTCGACGACCGAGAACAGATAGTCGCTCGGTGGACTGATGGAGAGATTCTCTCGAATCTGTCCCGGGCGTATGGTCGAAGGAAGAGAGGAGTCTCGAAGGTTCAACGAGTCTGGTATGTCTGCCAGGTCATCAAGTGGATGGAGAGATACCAGTACTCGGCCTATGCAAACAACACGAGCGCAGACAAGATCATTGCTCTTCCGAAGATGTCCCAGGTCATAGTCAACGATATGCTGAGATCGGTTTCGGAGGAGAAGAAGAAGAACCCCGAGATTCGCAGGAACCTCATGATTGGGACGGAGGAAGCCCCCGTCGTGATCGACCTTCTCGACTCACTTGTCGATCTCGATGCAAGGAGTCTAGCCGAGTTCTACCGAGAGGCAATCGCCATCAATATGGGAGTCTCTCTGAACATGCTCGGAGTCCAGACACCGGGGAAGCTAGGTCAGGAGACCGAGACTATCGAGGTCTCGATGGATACAGTGGCCGACGACCAGGCCTCGATGAACGAGTTCTTCAACCTTAAGGTTCTGCCCCTCTTCAAGGAAATCAAATCGTGGAAGTTCCAGATGAAGTCGCCGAAGAAGGACGACCTCATGAGGAAGTCACAGATCGAGCAGGTCAAGGCCCAAACATTCGTGACTCTGAGGTCTCAGGGAGTCGATGCCATCATCGATGAGAACTGGGAACTCAGGATTAGGAATCCCGAACCCATTCAACAGAATCCTCAGATACAAGGTCAGGAACTCCCCCGTGATGAAAAGCCGATGAATGAAGAGAAACCGAAGGAGGGCCAGAAACAGGCCTCCAAGTCTCTCTTACCGAGGAATGCGCCGCCAGGAGAAGGTGTGCCGCAGGGCATCTCAATCGCCGAGAAGAAGTTCCTCGACAACCTTCTCTCGATCAGAGAGGGAGCAATCGGGAAGATAGGTCTCGCCAAGAATGCCAGTGATTACAGAAGAACAGTGGAACTCGCTCTTCTCGATCTTGAAACCGAGATCATCAAGGAAGCGAGACAATTCGAGATCGACTACTATTCGGAGGTTCTCGACAAGGGAGCGAACAAGGAAGGCTGGGACCCCGCCTTCATGCAAACCGATCTAGATGCCTTGGAGTTCATGAGGGTTGACCCGATGGGGATAGAATCTGCTCTGAAGAGATTCGTTGGAGACCAGAGGAAGAATCTCTTCGAAGTAATCGAGACCCAGTACAAGACGCCGGGTGGCTTCACAATAGCCGAACTGAAGAACGAATTGGCGAAGGTCATCTCGGGAACGAAGTTCGAACTTGAGAGAATCGTCAGGACGGAGATGTCAAGGATAACCAACCTCGCCAGGAGATCGAGATGGGAGAAGATCGCCGCGCCTGACGACGTCTTCGAGTTCGTCCCGGCCCACGACCCGAGGACTTGCGAAATATGCAATGCCGTCGCCTTCGGGGGAACCGTCGAGGTCGATGGAGTCATTCGGAATTTCACTGGGAATCCGTACACATTCGAGGGGATGAGACAGGCAGATGGGGGCAAGGGTTATATGCACCCGATGTGCAGATGCACTTGGGTTCGCAGACCCGCTTCTTCAATGGGAGCGATGGGATGATTAAGGTCAACATCGAGACGAATGCCGACGAGGTAGTTGTCAAGTTGCAGCAGACACCGGGAATCGTCACTGAGGCAACTCAACTGGGACTCTATGACGTTGCGGATTCGATCTTCGCCAAGTCGCAGTGGAAGGTCAACGTGAAGACCGGCCATCTGAAAGGAACCGGGAATGTGAGATATGGAGACATGTTCGCAATCGTTGGGTACAACGCGCCTTATGCCGGATATGTAGAGAGAGGGACAAGGCCGCACATCATCGCCCCGAAGACCAAACCGTTCCTCGCGTGGTCAACAGAGGCAATGGTCTTCGGATACAAGTCCGGGCCAGGAGGGGTCAAGATCAAGCCGACTGGCTGGGTCTTCACCACAAAGCCCGTCCATCATCCGGGCACAAAGGCCTATCGGTATCTCGGGGAGTCAGTAGATGAAACGATTCCCGAGATCGACGGAATCATGAACGCCCGAATCCAAGAGGCCCTAGATCGGAGGGAAACCTGATGCCGGAAGACATTCCGTGGCAAGGAGAGAAACCCTGGCCGAATGGCCGAATCATCGAGTCGTTCATCTCAAGTCCTATGGTTGATCTTCAGAATGAACTTCTGACTGAAGAGACCTTCAAACAGATCATGCCTTGGTTCAACGAGAATGGGGTCTATACATGGTATCATTCCGACCTCGTGATCGGAAAGCCGATAGGGTTCCGTTTCAGAGGAGGGAATGCCGAGGCGAAGTTTGGCATCTTCGATTCTCAGACTTCAGGTATTCCGTACCATGATGAAGTCTGGAAGATTCTCCAAAGGTATGGTACAAAGGGTTCGAGTTCGATCAGAGGAGTCCCGACCGGGAAGTCCACTGTCTGCATCGACAATCGATGCTTCAAGAAGATCACGGACATCGGATTGTGGGCAGTGGGATGGGTCGGGCAAGACCCTGCGAATGTGGGAGCGACTGTCAACAGGGTATCGTTCGCGAAGAGTCTGGGCCCGGAAGTCTGGTCTCAAAAGTACTGGATTGA